CGGAGATCCCAAGAATTGGAACTACGCTCAGTGGTTTTCGGGTTTCAATTACTTAAGTTACACGAATTCACTTCAAGTTGTCCGTGTTGTAGGTTCTGATGCAAAGAATGCAGTCGGTTGTTTCACTGGAGATGGTCAAACAGTTCCATCAGCAGAACTTTTCCAAAATGAAAGTTTGTTCGACAACGACTACAATGGAATTTTTGCTCGTTATCCAGGACAAAAGGGAGATTCACTCAAGGTTGCAATTTTCCCAGGACCCGGTGGAACAGGAAGCGCAGGATTCACTGCGTGGACCGAAGGAACCGTGGAATACTATGCTAACTTTGGATATGCATCTGAGGGAGCTCCTGACCACACAACCAACATTCAAACATTGGCTGCAAGTTTGACTACGAATGACCAAATCCATGTTTTGGTCATTGATCAAGACGGTTTATTCACAGGGGCGCAAAATACGATTTTGGAAAGATTCTCGAATCTTTCTGTATACCCAGAAGCAAGACTTGAAAATGGCGAAACGGTATTCTACAAGAGACACATTAACGAAAAATCACAATATATCTACATCGGTGGGGAAGATACTCCAGGTGATGCTGCCGCTGATTTCTACACCCAAACAGGTTTAAGTTTTACTGATAGTGGGACATATGGATATATCGCAGATTGGGGTACAACTGGACCAAGTGGAACGAGAGTCCGTGCAAACGGAGGAGTTTCATTCCCACTCGCTGGTGGTTTAGGACAAACCAGTGCGAATTTGGTCAGCACTACTGTCCCGAGTGATGATCCTTATGGATACAATCTTTTCGAAGATACAGAATCATATGATGTGAATCTTCTTATATCGGGTGCTGTTGTTGATTCAACTAGTGTTGGTGCTATCAAGGCGATTGCAGAATACAGAAAAGACTGCGTTGCATTCTTCTCACCAGCAAACAAGAGTGACATCGAAACCGAACAGGCAAAACTCGACAGAGCTTTGACTTTCAAATCAACTTTAGGTTCAAGTTCTTATTGTGTGATCGACTCGGGTTATAAGTACCAATACGACCCATACAACGATCTTTATCGCTGGATTCCACTAAACCCAGACGTTGCTGGTGTGTGTGCTAGAACAGATAGCACAAATGATCCTTGGTGGTCTCCCGCTGGATTCAATAGAGGTCAGATCAGAAATGTTATAAAGTTGGCATTCAATCCCTCCAAGGCATTTAGGGATCAACTTTATCCCGATGGAATCAACCCAGTCATAACCACTCCAGGAGAGGGAACGATCCTCTTCGGTGACAGAACTGCATTGACTAAACCAAGTGCATTCGACAGAATCAATGTTCGTAGACTGTTCATCGTCTTGGAGAAGGCAATCGCAACTGCGGCAAAATTCTCCTTGTTCGAATTCAACGACCCATTCACAAGATCACAGTTCGTTTCTTTGGTGACTCCATATCTGAAGGATGTCAAGGCAAGAAGAGGAATTATTGATTTCAAGGTAGTTTGTGACGAATCTAACAATACGGCAGAAAGAATTGATAGAAACGAGTTTTGGGCAGATATCTATATCAAACCAAATCGTTCCATCAACTTCATTCAATTGAACTTTGTCGCAACTAGATCGGACAGTAACTTCACAGAATTGGGTGCGTAAAATATATAAATACAGACAAAGGCTGTAAAAGGAGATAAAATGTCATTACCAGATATTCAAGGATTCAAGAACTCTTTGCTCAGAGGGGGAGCTCGCTCCAGTTACTTCTTGGTTCAGGGGTTGAACATAGGAAGTATACAAGAGTTTTCCTATCTTTGTAGGGCAGCATCTTTACCAGCGGCAAAAGTTGGTACTGTGGAAGTTGCTGCTCCTGGTGGTAGAAAAATAAAACTTTCTGGCCCGAGAACTTTTGACGATTGGCAAATTACAGTTTATAATGATACTAATATGGTGATGAGATCACGATTTGAGGCATGGCAAACAGCTTGTTCCAACTGGGACAGTCCTGCTGCGTTTGACAATATAGATGCTTATGCTTCCAATCAATGGAACGTAACACAACTCGATCGTGCTGGTAGCGCAATGAGAGCATATCAGTTCTTTAATATGTGGCCTACAGAATTAGCTGCAATTGAATTGAGTTTTGATGCGGAAACTGCTATCGAACAGTTCACGGTTACTATGGCGTATTCACACTTTGTTCCTGTTGCGACCAACGGAAATATTGGTCCTGCGGGAGTTCTTGGTTCTGATTGGGCAGTAAATCTCGGATTTTCGGGTTCGTTCAATCTTAACTTCGAAAGTGGTGGGGGAATTCTAGCTAGTGTTAACGCACTCGCTTCAATCGGTGGTTCTTTTGGTGGTTGATAATAAGTGAGGAATAAAAAATGGCATTTGAATTATTTGGTCTGAAAATAGGTAAGACAAAAAGGGAGAAGGAGGAATCGAAGTTAACTTCTTTTGTTCCTCCTGATACCGACGATGGTGCGGTAATAGTCGAAACGGGTGGATTCTACGGACAGTATGTTGATCTGGACGGATCCACCCGCAGTGACTACGAATTGATACAAAAGTATCGTGATATGGCTCTTCACCCTGAATGTGAAAGTGCGGTTGAAGAGATAGTAAATGAATCGATCATTGCTAGTGACAATACTGATGTGGTAAAAATAAATTTAGATAATGTTAATTTGGATAGTGAAATAAAATCCTTGATAACCAAAGAGTTCAAGACAGTCTTGGAGTTGATGAATTTCAACACAAAAGGTTACGAATTATTTCGTCGTTGGTATATTGACAGTAGACTTTATTTTCATGTGATTGTCAATCCAAACAACACCAAAAAGGGAATAGTGGAACTTCGTTACATCGATCCACTGAATCTCCAAAAGATTCGTGAATTTAAGAAAGAAACTAGAGCAGATGGGACCAAGTTAATCGCAGATACAGAAGAATTCTACATTTTCCATAAGTATGTGTTCCCAGGTGGTCAAAAGAATTTTGCGACGGCACCTGACGTTCAGGGATTGAGGATTTCTCCCGACGCGATCGCCGCAGTGAATTCGGGTCTTTATGATACGAGAAACAAGAGAATAGTTGGATATCTACACAAGGCAGTGAAATCTTTGAACCAACTGAGGATGATGGAAGACGCTGTGGTCATCTATAGGATCTCCCGCGCTCCTGAAAGAAGAATTTTCTATGTGGACGTTGGTAACTTGCCAAAACAGAAGGCCGAACAATATCTTCGTGATTTGATGAACAAACACAGAAACAAATTGGTCTATGATGCTAACACTGGTGAAATTCGTGACAACAGAAGAATGATGACCATGTTGGAGGATTATTGGATGCCTCGCCGCGAAGGTGGAAAAGGCACTCAAATTGAAACTCTTCCTGGCGGTCAAAACCTTTCTGAGATGGAAGATGTCAAATACTTCCAAAAGAAACTATATCGTTCTTTGAATGTTCCAATTTCACGACTTGAGAGTGACACAGGATTTACTTTGGGTAGATCAACAGAAATAACTAGAGATGAACTTAAGTTCACGAAATTCGTGAACAGATTGAGAACAAAGTTTGGTGAGATTTTTTATGATTTACTTGGTAAACAACTAATACTGAGAGAAATTATTACCAAAGAAGAATGGGAAAAGATTCGTTATGATGTCCATTTCGACTTCAAGAGAGACACCTACTTCTCGGAGTTGAAAGAAGCAGAACTTCGTAAGGACAAGGTTGATGAGTTGATGAACATGACACAATATGTGGGTAAGTTCTTCTCTTATCAATGGATTCGCAAGAATGTTCTCAAGTTGTCTGATGAAGAAATTGTCAGAATGGAGAAGGAAATAGACGAAGAAAGAAAGAAGGGATTGATTCCGCAGGATCAATCGGAATACGGACTATGACAGAAAAAATACAAAAAATAGTAGATTGTGTCGTAGAAAGAGATTTTGAATCTTTCAAGAAGAATCTTTTCTTGGTGGTTTCTGAAAAAATAGAGGAATCATTGGAGGAGAGAAGAATTCAAGTCTCGGCGTCCATCTTGGAAGCGGACGATCCTGCCGCCGCCGCGGCAGAAGCAGACGCCGAAAAACAAGCTTTGTTTGTCGATCCCATGATGGCGAAAGAATACTTTCTTGTCGATATAGATTACAAAAATCATACCATCACTCTGAAGAGTTTGGGAACTGGAATTGGCAAACCCATAATTTCATATATCGATGGTGAACAATTCGAAGTGTTTACTGATAGGGATATTGCGAAGAAAGAATCCCAACAAGCAATAGACAGAATGATTAAGAAGGGTATAACTGATATAAAGAACTTGAGAAAAAACCCAGAAAAACTCAAAGCAGAAGCACAAAGAGCAAAAGAGACACAAAAAGCTCAAGAAGCTCAGAAGCAAGATGAGAATAAAAATAAATAAAAGAGTGTTTTTATTAAAAGGAATTTTCCAATGGCAGAAGAAAAAATGACCGAATATCAAAAATTTTTCATGAAAGCAATGAAAAAATTTGGCGTCAATTCACCCGCCGATTTCAAGTCAGATGCGGAGAAGAAAAAATTCTTCAACTATATCGATAAGGAATGGACTGGATCAAAGTCGGAAGACTTTGAGATTCATGGAAGAATGATGAGTGAAGCGAACGCATTCCTCAAAGCTCGTGCCGCGGCAATGTGGGAAGGGAATGAAGAGTTTGAGTTCAACGGTAAAGTTTATCCTGTCATTAAGGTAGCAGAAGAAACCATTAAAGAAGCAGAGGACACCCCTTTCAATGCTTCTGAGCTCAAGGGAATCGAAGACGCTACTAAAGCAATCATCGACCACTCGACAGACCCAAAGAAACCTGTGTCATACGACTTTTTCAACTTCAGTCAACTCAAGAAGTATGTGAACAAGGATTATCCTGAAGTTTCCTATGACTTCGAAAAGCGTGGTAAAGGAATAGCCCAAGTTCTTTGGGGAAGAGACGGAAACAAGTTCACCTGTTCATACTCGGTCGGGGTGGGCAAAAGTGACATGGACACGATGGACTTCGAAGGTAGAACTCCTCAAGATTGCTTCAAGCAGTATAGAAGAAACTTCCTTTAAAATGAAATCATTTTCACACTATCTTTCGGAAGATCATGATGGGCAAATGGCAATTTCTCAACTTCGTTCTATGATAGACAATGCGACTAATCTACTTGAAATGATCAGTCCCGAGACGAATCTTGAGCCTTGGGTTCAAAGCAAACTGACAAAGGCTCATGACTATATTTCAATGGTCCATGATTACATGACACATTCACCCGAAAGTGCTGTCGATGAAGGTTCTCTTCTTCCCTCGGAAAGAAACGACCAACAAAATTACAGAAACACTTCATCGGGTTCGAAAGTCGCGATGAAGTATTGGGAAAAAAGTCAAAAACCAAACTACAAACCAGATGCAGCTGCATCTGTTCGAGCAAAAAAAGTTCATAGAGGAGGGTATCATGCCTGATGAGTCAACAATGAGAATGATAGACGCTGCATTGGAAAAGAACGCGGTTGCATTCAAGAGTTCCTTGGAGGATTCTATGAATGAGAGAATTGCTACCGAACTTCGTGACAAGAAGATGGAGTTGGCAAGCAAGATGTTCGAAGAAGATTCAAAAGAAGCTCAGATGTCGATAGTGTCCAAGAAGAAAAAAGAAGCAGCGATGGACCAAAATGACATCATGATGAAAGGTACATCTCCTGCGAAGGCATAAAAAGATGAAAAATTTCAAACAACTAAGAGAAAAATTAAATAATTTTGAATTGGATGAAAAGAATCATCTTTCCTATAACATGAAAGACATGAAGTCTGCTGAATTCATCAAGAAGGAGCTTTCTGGGTTGGTGAAAGCAGACTTTGAAATGAAGAAAAAAGGTTCTTCTTATGTGTTGTCCGTTTCTCCAAAAACCAGCCAAGACGAGAAAGTGGTCAAGGCTTTCATGGACGACGCAAAGATCGAAATGCTCAAAGACGAGTTCGTTCGCAATGTCCACAAGACTCGTGAATTGGGGGAAGAGGTGGAGTTCACCACTTTCACCGGAGAAACCGTAGTCCTTTCACCAAACACATGTTCGAAAATAGTTGAAATACACGACACTTTACACGAAGAAAATCAAGAAGTGTTCATGGATATGCTCGTTCACTCGTTAGAAACATTTGAACAGGCAAAGAATTTCTGTGAAACATATAGCGAAACCAAGGAGTGAATGAATGCCTTACAAGATAATAACATCAACACACAATAGATTGGTCGGACTCTTTTCGGGATCGACGACTCTAACGGGCAGCGCTGAAATATTCGGTGGACTGACCGCTGATCCAAGCACGTTCCAATTCACGAAGGGTTTTGTTGATAGTGGTGCTACTGCAACTATTGGTTTTGGTGCCGCTGGAATAACATTCACACTTCCTGCTGGCATTCATGCGTTCGACGATCACGGAATGGCAATCGGTTCCACTTTGTGTAACCAAGTGACTGTCACAGTTTCGGGAAGTGCTTTCGCTATATTGGAGTTCAAGGGAATTCCTACAACTCGTTCAGAAGATTACTTTAAGTAAGGATAATCAGAAATGAAACTATTCAGAGAAATAAACGAAGAAGTTCAGATTCTTACCGAAGAATCGGACAAGGGTGACAAGAAATACTTCATCGAAGGTGTGTTTCTTCAGGGTAACTTGAAGAATCGCAACGGAAGAGTTTACCCGATGGGTATTCTTGACAAGGAAGCAACTCGTTACTCCAAGAACTTCATAGAACAAAAAAGAGCATTTGGTGAGTTGGGACACCCCGAGGGACCAACCATCAATCTTGAGCGCGTTTCCCACATGATCACTTCTCTACATAAAGAAGGTGA